TTTCTTTCAGTTCCTGAAGACGCGTCCGCGGCTGCGCTTGCCGCCATGTCCACCACGCGAGCCCTCGACTTGCTTGGTGCGTCCCCCATGCAACGGGACACTCTCCTGACTCCGGTTCTCAACGCCGCCGTCCAGGATCATGTCGCTTCCAGCGACACTTTCGATCTCGCCCTACCGGAACGCCAGAGCGAGCTCCTTGTCAATCACGGCGTCCCACTCACCGGAACCGGCCTCAAGGCCCACCCGCACCCCTTCCACAAGACCCTCGAAACCTTCACTTACCGCCATACTCTTCGCCATCTTCTTCATGATGGGGACACCGCCGTCCTTTTCATGAAGCCCGAGAAGTTCAGACGCCTCCAGCGCCTCGGCCTCCCTTTCCGCCGGCTGCTCACTCAGCGCCTCACCTCCAGGGATGTCACCCGCTACCGCGACTCCGAGCCTCTCCTCTTCGATGAGCCCCAGGCTCTCCTCGATTATGCCGGCATGTTCTACGAACCCGCCGACATAGCCTCCCTCTTTCACCACAATCCTCAGCTTCAAACGCTGATTATGCCGATTGTGGTGCCAGCCGAGAGCGCCTCGTTCACCGCCTCATGGTACCCCGAGGAGTACACCTTTGTCATTCACGGCGAGGACCTTGTCTACTATCTGGAGGGGTCCGCCAACGGGGCTTATACTCAGCCCCGAGCGGCAGTTAACTGGCTTTCGGTGAACGAAATCCGAACCCCCGACTTCACCATCTCCGTCGCCCTCCATTCGACCCTTCGGTCGCATCACGTCCTCGTTCTCAGCCGCGGCTCCCTCCCTTACCCGGAGAAAACCCGCGCCTTTGACTGTCCCGACGCTGTCTTGCTCCCCCAGGCTCTTCTGGTTGACGTCCCTCCGAGCGACCGCCTCGTGCCTCGACCCGTTTTCGACAGCTTCACCGCTTACGTCCGGGCCGTTCGCACCCTGCGCAGCACGGATCCTGCTGGTTATCTCCGAACCCAGCGGAACAAACCCGAGTACTCTTGGGTTACTTCCGCCGCCTGGGATAACCTTCAGAACTTCGTCACCCGGACCGCCCCTTTGACCAATGCCCTCGACCACAAGCTGCTGGCCAACCGCTGGCAGGCCCTCAAGGCTTTCGTGGTCAAGCACAAGAAGGCTTTCATTCGCTTTCTTATGGTCAATTCGATCGCATCCTCGATCTCAGTGGCCGTCGCCATCGCCACCTCCGCGATCACCGGTGTCACTGTCGGCTTCGCCGTGGCCATTCCGGTAATGGTCGCGGCCCTGTGGTTCTACTTCTGGATGACCGCACCTTACGCCCCGTCCGTCACCCATGATCATTACAAGCGACTCATCTGCCTGGAACCCTACCGTCTTACTGTCAAATGCGAGCCAGTCTACGTGCTGCCCTCAGCGCGCTCTGACATGTTTGACCACGCAGTCAAGGTAGACCGCCCAGAGATGGCCGGGTGGCCCCGCGATTCCGAGTTTACCCTTTACCCCCCGAAGACTCTCCGTGATGATTCCCCCTCCACGCTTCCCGTTCCTCCCGCGGCCAATCCCCGTCCTTCCCGCATCCCCGTTCTCGTCCGACCACGCCCCGCTGAGGCTACTCGTGCTTCAATCCCCGCGCCCGACGTCTCCGACGCCGAGCGCGATCAGGCCTCTCGCCACATTTGGGCGGCCCTCGCTGATTTCGACCCTCGTGAGCTGATCGCTCCTGAAGCGCCGGCCCCCTCGGATATCGTCTCTGACACCCTCGACCCGCCTCCCCCTGCGGATCTTCAGACGTTCGAGAGCGCCCCGGCGGACAACGAAACTCTCGGCAATTTCATCACCCGAGACGTCGACCTTCCATCCACGGCGTCCGACCGCCGTGATCGAAACGTGGGGCCCTTGCTTGAGCCCTACTATTTGATTCACGGTCTTCCGCCGAACCCCGACATTAGTTTCGTTACTCACCGCCGAGACTTGTCCGAGCGCGCCCCCCCGATGCCCTCCAATAACTGTGCACTTCAAGCGCTCGCTGGCGCTCGGCCCGGCCTCAGCACCACCGCCCTCTGGGCCCAGTTGTGTCAGCTACTTCCGAACGATTTCCTCCAGACCGAGGAGGTTCGCCGCATCGGCTTGTCCACCGAACACATCAGCGCTCTCGCCTACCACAACAACCTTCGGGTCACCGTGGCCGGCGACGCCGATGGTGTTTACGGCCCAGACCACGGTCATCCGGTCTTGATCCACTACGATCACGCCGCCCGCCACTTCCAGAAACTCCCCCTTCTCAAGGGGGGCCGATCCAAAAAAGTCGGGAAGCGTATCGCCGCCGGGAAGTACCACGCCCTCTTGGAGTATCGCACTCCCGAGGGCGAGTACCTCCCCTTCAAGACCTTCCATACTTTCCGGGCCGACATCAATCGTGCAAAGAACCTCGCCTCGAACATTAAGAACGGCACTGACGGCATTCTCGCCGATATCGATCGCGGCGCGTCTCGGGCCGACAATCAAACTCGGGCCAACGCCCTGGATCGCCTGATGGACGTTCCGACGAACCGCGCCCCCGTGCAGCTGATCCATATCAGCGGTATGCCGGGCGCCGGCAAGACCTACCCGGTGGCCCGTGCTCTTCGCGATCTCCGCTACACGAAGCGGCTTCGCGTTGTCACCCCCACCACGGCCCTTCGGTCTGAGTGGAAGGAGAAGCACCTGCGTGTCGACTCTTCCGACTCCTGGCGTGTTAGCACGTGGGAGAGCGCCCTCTCGAAGAGCGCCGAGATTCTCGTCATTGACGAGATCTACAAGCTCCCCCGGGGCTATCTCGATTTGGCAGTCCTGGTCGATCCGCTCGTCCAGCTAGTCATTCTGCTGGGCGATCCCGCCCAGGCCGAGTACCACAGCCAGGACGAAGCCAGTACAAATTCCCGCCTCTCGAGCGAAGTCACCCGACTTCGTCCTTACCGGGACTACTACTGTCTTTACACCTACCGCCTCCCCCGTCAGCAAGCCGACCTGCTCGGCGTTACCTCTTTCGCCAAGCAGAACCACTTTCTGACGGGCCACTCCAGAAATCCCAATCCCCATCGTCTCACCCTCGCGCCCTCTCACCAGGCCGCCAAGCATCTGTCTGACGTTGGCAGGCCTTGCATCACGTATGCCGCCAGCCAGGGTCTTGATTACGACGGCATCGTGAATGTCTGGGTGGACAAGGCTGTGGCCTCGATCACGCCAGGCGTCGAGCTGGTCGCGGTAACCCGCAGCAAGCTCGGCATCACGTTCTTCGGCAGCCTGTCCTCTCTCCAATACAGAGCGGACGGGCTTCTGAAGTGCATGATGTTTCATGAGAAATGGAACTTCGCTCAACACTTCCACCGAGAGCTGGCAGGGTCCGAGCTGCTCCGAGCTCCGCTCAAGCAGCGCGTCCTCGCGGGCGGGCATATCCTGCGGAAAGCTTCGGCTCTTCGTGGGCTTTTGCCTGCTCCAACGTCACATGCCGACGTCGTCCGTCACGCCTCGGTGGTGCTGAGCTCCCGCGAGGAGAATCCCCTTCATCAGGACACCGTCTTCCTCCCCGAGACCCGGCGCCCACTTCACTTCGACCTCGCAGCGGTCATTCCGTCCGACCCCCGACCCGAAAACCCTGAACCTCCGACAACCCCCTTCACCCCCGCCATATTTGGCGAAGACTTCGACACCATGGCTTCCGCCTTCCTTCCTCAGGAGGATCCTGACTCCAAGGAAATTCGTTTTCGTGGCGACTGGTCAAACCAGTTCCCCCACGTGAACAAACCCTTCGAGCTCGGACCGCAGAACTCTTCTTTGTTGGCCCCGGTCCATTCCGGGAAGCAGGACCCCACCCTTCTCGTGGCCTCCATCGATAAGCGTCTTCGATTTCGCCGAACGGAGTCTCCCTATGAGATCACGACCCACGACGAGATTCAGGGACATCTGCTCTACTCGAGTTGGCTGCGCGTCAACGGCTACTCAGACGATCCAGTCGCTTTCGACGAACGTCTGTACGCCGACTGCATCAATCAGAACGAGTACGCGCAGCTCACTTCGAAGACCAAGGCCACGATCGCCGCCTCCGGTGAGCGCAGCAACCCCGATCAGCCCCTGAACTTTGTGCGCATCTTCGCGAAGAGCCAGCACAAGGTGAATGCCAACTCCCTGTTCACCGGTTGGAAGGCTTGTCAGACCCTCGCGCTGATGCAGGACGCTCTCGTCCTGGTGCTCGGCCCCGTGAAGAAGTACCAACGCGCCTACGACCAGGCTCACCGTCCCGACAACATCTACGTGCACGCGAGCCATTCCCCCCAGGAGCTTTCCGACTACTGCCGCCGTCGCCTCCGCACCAGCCGTTCCGTTACGAACGATTACACCTCGTTCGATCAGGGACAGCGTGGTGAGGCTGTGGTGTTCGAGCGCCTGAAAATGGAACGACTGAGCATCCCCCGAGCGCTCATTGATTTCCACGTCTGGATGAAGCTCAACGTCACCACGCAGTTCGGCCCCCTCACCTGCATGCGCCTGACTGGAGAACCTGGGACGTACGACGACAATACGGACTACAACCTCGCCGTGCTCGGTCTCCGCTACGAGCTGACTCCACGCCACACGATCTTCGTGAGCGGCGACGATAGCGCGATAGTGCCGCCCGCCCCTGAGTCCCCCGACTGGGCCTCCGTAGAGCCGCATGTGACCCTCACCTTCAAGGTCGAGGCCAGCGAGAAACCGCTCTTCTGCGGCTATTATCTCGGCCCCGCCGGCGCCGCACGCGACCCGCTGGCTTTGTTCGCGAAGCTCGCTATCGCCTACGACGACGGCTCCTGGCGCGACAAGCTCCCCTCTTACATCGCGGAGTTCAGCATAGGTCACGCGCTTGGCGACGAGGTGTTCTCGCTGTTTCCGCCCGAGTACGAACGGTTCTACGCCGCGGTGTTCGATTTCTTCTGCCGCCGGGCGACTCGAATTCAGAAAATGGCCCTCAATTTGCCCCTCCACGACTCCTCCACCCTTGAACGGATCCTGGCCAAGTCGAAACATCTCTCCCGAGCAGCGGCGCAGTTTCTGGCGCGACGGGGCTTCCCCGTTCGCGTCCCGGGAGCTCCAGATGAAGATCTCGTAACGGGTGTCTTGCTCTCTGTATCTCACGACCCGCCAGTCCCTCAGCCACGATGGAAGAATTCGCAATGCTCCTCCCCGCCCTTGAAACCCTCAAAGGGATGTTCGGCGGCCGATCCGATCAGCCCCTCGCTTCCTCGGACCCTGCCCTCCCCGCCTCCCCGACGATCACCGCCCCGCCTCAGCGCCGGCAGCAAAACGTCGTCAACGCGCTGGAGTCGTCATCCGTGCCCATCCCCAGCACGCCTTCGACGATCAGCTCCAGCCTGGAACAAGACCCGAAGCTCCACATTCCGTTCCAACTCGACCTGTGGACCCTTTCGAACAACACGTCGGCCGGCCGCGAGGCGATCTTTGGTGCAATTCCGGAGATCGTCAACCTCCTCGCGCCCTACCGCCGTGCCCGCGTTCTCCAGCTTGAGGCCGTGGTCGCTCCCACCGCCAACGTCACCGACGGCGGCCTTACGGTCATCGTTGCGTGGGTCCCGGCCAACTCTTCGCCTGTCGGTGAGACCGCGCTCAACGTGCCGGGCTCTCAGCTTGTCACGTACACAGGCGCCACCGTCAGCGGCGCGCCGACCATTGTTCCCGCGCCCCTCAACGCTCTCAACCCGATGGTTAAGGACAGCGTGGCGTACGTCGACGCCCCGAAGCTCCACCTCAGCCAGTTCGAGACCGGCAGCAAGGGCGACGTCGGGCGACTCGTCCTTCGCGGCACCATCGAAGTCTCATCGCCCTCGATCCAGCCGCTGCAGCCCGCTTCGTAACGGGTTGTTGCCAAATCATTTCACGACACCATGGATCCCCTCGCCCCCGTCATTGAATCAGTCGCCGAAATCGACCGGCTCCTCTCCCAGCTACTGGAGAGGTTCCGGGCGAACGGCGGCCGACCTCCGAATGCCGACCAGATCCGCCAGACCCTCACCACCCTCCGCCGCGCTCAACACGCGGTGAAGAACCTCATCCTTTCAACCCCGTAGCAGCGGTTCCCCAAGCGAGCAATCGTTAGGGAAGCCGGGTTTCCTAGTTCCCGGGGGAAGGTTGAGTTGCCTCTAAA